ATCTATACCTGCTGCAGTAAATGTACCAATGTTACGAGTCATCTCTGCAAAGTTGTATATAGTTTTGTCGGCATAATCGTTAAGTTCATTTAATGAATCTTTTATAGGACCTAAATCCTCACTACCTGTATTAGCCATGATAGTTTGAATAGATCCCATTTTTGTTTCGTACTCTCTAAATCCATCCATTATTGGAGAGATAGATAGTGACTTAACAAGATTAATACCGGTGTCTATTGCTCTATTAGTGATATTTTGTAATGCGGTGGTACCTATAATACCCATTACACTAAATCTTTTAGAAACTACTTCAGCAGCTTCTATAAGTTTGGATAGTGGATTAGCTTTACTGCCATCTCCACCATTGTTTAACTTACCTAGAGTCTTCAGAGAATCTTTAGCTTTAGATTCGAAATCTGAATTGTCTAGTTTCATGGAGATTATCTTCTCATCTATTGGTCTACTCATTTATTAATCTCCTTATTTATATCGTTACTTATGTCTTTATTAATTTGTTTAGAAATCTGTTTAATAAATGGTCTAGGTGGAACATATCCACCGGTCCTTGTCCCATGCCCATACTCTATTAGGAACGCTAGATTCGATTCGAGTTCGGGATGTGCCACATTATAGAATACCACTTCCCAAGAATTTCCACCATTTTGAATTATTCGATATCTCCATGAGTTCGCAGTCTCACCAGTGTCTTTTGGTGTTTGTGCGGCTAACATTTCAATACCTCTTTTACCATGGAAGTCTAATACGTCTTGGTAATTTTTTCTACTTCTTGAAATTAACCATTCTTCAGCCTTGTTAGATTTGTTTTTTATAGTTACACTGTACTTCATAACATTATCCTTTAGTATTGTACTTAGCCCTCCTCATTGCGTTGATCTCATCATTCTGTCTGTAGATCTCGTCTTGAGACATCTTCTTAGGGTTTCGTCTAGATGATATTACGGTAAGTAATGTTAGTAGTCTATCAAGGTTCCAAGTATCACAACTGAAAGGTACTTCAGCATCTACCATCATCGCGTATACTACTTCTGCAGTTACTGTACCACCAGTTCTTCCACCAGTTGATTTGATTCTTGTGGCTGTTTGTGGCGAGTTGATGTAGTCTGAAATTTCTTTAAGATTGTCTTCTGAAAGATTATCTATGTCAATATCTTCATTGCACATTATCTTAATGTAGTGAAGCATCTCATCATCTGAATGTGGTGTTCTTGAAAGAAACGGTTTTTTATATATACCCTCCCATTCAAACACTGTCTTAAGTGAATGTTCGAATGTATATATTTCACCTTCTATATATATGAACTCATTAGATGATTCGTCATAAAATTCCTTAGGTTTAGTTGTTATTTTTAACATAATACCTCGAAAAAAGAAGAGGGTATGTTAACCCTCTTGTGTGTTTGGTTGGAATAGTTTGATTGGTGCTTCTTTTTGTACCTTAACAGTGTTTGATATACCAGAGGCAAACTCTTTAACTGCGTTAGGGTTTGTAAGTAATTCTTCAAATAATTCAGCGTAAGCTTGAGAATATTCGAAACTTTCTTTAACCTCTTTAGTTTTAATAAATGTTTTACCGTCTGGAGATTTAACACCATATGAATTAAGTATAATGTATTCTAATACACTTAATATTTCTTCCATATTATTTGATTCTACTAATTCCTTAATAGCTTGTTGTACATCATCTTTTCCTAACCTAGCTTGTAGTCTAACAACCTCATGAGAGGATAGATGGAATAAGAAATCTTCGTCTCTATCCACTCCATTGAAGTCTGTATATTTTATAGTTTTCTTTATCATTCCTTTATTCCCCTTTTATATTATTGAATTAGGTTTAGTAATTCATCGATTGTTGGCATTTTAGAAGCCGCTTCCGATGTACCATATACTTTATCTTTAATTGCTTTAGCTTTTCCAGCATCTAATTTTGTTAAATCAAGTTCAACATGTGCTGTTGGTCTGAAACCTTTAGATTTTAAATCTTCTGATATTTCTTGTTTTGTTGTTGAGAAATCCCATGTTAATCTTAAAGCTTCGATATCTCCATCATTTATTGTTGTATAGTCTCTTGAAGATGGGCTACATTTAGCACCATAGATAAAGTGCATTTTTTCACCGTAATCAATACCTTGAGTATCGTTACCTACTAATGTTGAGTAAACTAACGCAAATGATTTTCTGCTTTGTCCACTTAATGTCATACCTTTTATAACTTCTTTTCTACCATCACATTCCATGAATTCATCTGGATATGTGAATGCTTCAATATTTCCTTTGAATTTTTCAGCTGTTGTCATTACGATATAACCTTTGTTATTAGCGTATTCTTCTTTAGATTCAGCACCTTCTGGTGCTTGTTTAACTGCGATTAATCCATTCCATGCAACACCTTCTCCATATCCACCTTCGTTTTTACCTACGAATAAGACACCGTTAGAAGTACCAGCTTCATATATTCTTTTACTATCTTCGTCCCACTTTAATCTTTCTGGCATCATAGCCTCCTTAATAATGTATTGTTAGTTTTGTGTGATATAGACCTTCTGAAACATACTCTGCAGTAATAGTACATCCTCTTATAGATTTTCTAATATTACGTGCTATTGGTGAGTCTAGTTCTGTATCTATAACCGTTACGTCAAAATTATCATGTCCTACATAGTATTTATCATTTGCAAAATTTTCCTTATCAATATTCCTTTTGTAGATTATACAAGGGTATTCTAAGGCAATGTTTTCATCTGGTTGATAATATACATTCGGTACGAACTCCACTAGTTTATAGTATAGAATTAATCTATCTAACATTGTAGACACCTCCAATATTTAGTATAATTCGAGGTCTGTTTATTTCAGCAGAGTTAACTTTCCACTTAACACCTTTCCACTCGATGAAACGAATATGCATGAAGTTGTCAAATGCGAAAGCGTCTGCTACAATACTAATTCTATGAGTAAGTGATATATCTTCGTTAATTTTAGAGTAATCACTACTTCTAGTGACAAGATTTAATACATCACCCCTCATAAACTTAGTAGTTACTTGTGGCGTCCATACTCCCGGACTAGTATTCTTAGGTATTACGTACCCAACGTTCCCCGCGTATTTAGCCATTTGTCACCATTTTGAATTAAATGTCTAGTTCTGATCAGATGGGTTAGATTTTACTTCTTCACCAGCTTTTTGTAGAACTACAGCTGATTTTGGATAACCTAAAGCCCCTGATAGTCTAGTTTCAATTAAGTAGATGTACTTATTGAAGTTGATATCGAAGTCATTGAATGTTGTTAGTTGACCACCTTTTGTAGCTCCAATATTATAGTCCTTCATGTTAACAATGATAGCAATTCCTTTGTCTTTTAGGAATGATGTTTCTACAACTTCTTTAACTCCTGTTTGCATTGCAATTTCATCATTAGTAGCAATATGACCGTTTAACCATCTACCATCTTTACCTTTTAGTAATTTAACATCTGCTAATAACTTAGGATCGATATACATTGTTGGTGTACCTGATCCTTGGTATTCTGGCATAGTCTTAATTACTGATTCGATAAATTTCTCAGCGTTTTCATATGTTGCTTTAATTGAATATACTTCATCGTCTTTTAAGATAGGTCTGATCTTATCTTCAGGAATCTTATACTCACTTGTTGTTTCTCTTCCGTCACCGATTAGGATACATCTTGCTAATTCGATTTCTAATAATATTCTCATTTCAGCATTTAATTGTGCTACAACGTCAAAATCTGTTATTTCAATGATATCATCTCTATCTAGCTTTTGTTTCTTGTAAATTGTTGTTGGGTGTGTTTCCCTCTTAAGAACTTTAATAACTTCTTCAACTTTTCTTGTACCCTTAACATATCCTTTAGCTCTTTGTTTTTCATCTTCAATATCTATATCGAAATATCTTGTTCTAATTTTTGAGAATGGTACCTTTGATACATCATCTATAATTTTCTTGAATGCTGTATTTTGATCCATTAAGAATTTAGGTGTTGTACCTAATGTGTGTGCTTCTGGGAATAATGTATCTATATTTGTAATACCGTAGTCTCTACCAGCAACTTGTTTTGATTCGTCATATCCTACTGCATGTTTTAAGTAATCTTTTAATGATTCTGCTTTTAGGGATTTAGCATCTTCTATTAGAATCATTTGATCTGAATGTGTTAGGATTTCTCCGTTATCTTCTGTACCGTTGAAAATGTTGTGTCTCATTGTTTCATCCTCCTCAGACTCTTCGTCTTCATCATAATCTTCGTCTTCATCATCGTATTTAGAAATTAAATATTCTTCTAATACTTTTAATTCTTCTTCATCTAGTTCATTAAGTAAATCTTCAAATTCATCATCACTTAAGTCATATAGATCGATATCGTCATGGTTCATTTCACCCTCCTCTGGATCATCTAGTATATCATCGGCTGAATGTATTAATTGGTTTGTATATATTAGACCTTTTTCAACATCACCATTAGCTGAGTGTTCCATAATGGTGTCTATAGTTGCTCCTGGATTTGCCCCAGATAATACTAGACTTACTTCATAGATTTCACCATGAATAACATTATTTCCACTTCTTTTAATCTTCTTTGCACCTATTGACATTGATGAGATATCACCATGTCTAACCATTTCTTTAGCATTTCTTGCTTCTTCAGTATCATTAAAGTACCCATACCCGTAAGTTCCCAACTCAACATGTTCAAGGATTATATGTCCTAGAATATTGTTTGGTGAATTGTAGTTATGGTTCCAAACTAGAGGGACTTTAGTTCCACTGGAATGCATAAATGCATCTTTTCTGATTATTACACCATCGGAACACAAGATATCATTCTTGGTTACGTATCCGGCGAAGTCATAATCTCTTCTTTTCATCTATACCTCCATCTCACCCGTATGTGAATTTCCACCATTTTGAATTCGTTCGATGTCTCTTGTAGATTCACCATCTCCTTTAGTTACTGAACCTATTCCTTTGTTTACATCGGCTATGTTAGGATTACTCAACATATCAGCCTTAGGATCGTTAGATCTTCTTAGTCCGATAATTTGTCTAATCTCATTAGCTGAGGCAATTTCGTTCCTTCTCATAGCATCACCAAGACTTATTAGTTGTTCTGTTGATACAAATTTCAATGTATCTCTATAGTACTCTATCTTATGCCCTTGTGTTCTTGAAGTTTTTGTAAGGAACTTTCTTTCGAATTCTTTAATGATAAACGTTATAATAGGATCTATTGTTCTATTGTAATAGTTCCTGATTTGGGCTTCACTAGCTGAACCATCGAAGATTGCTTGTGTCAACCCAAGTTGATTATAGAATTCCTGCTTTAGATTGTTAATACTTTCTAGTATTTGTGAGTTAGCAGGTCTATTTAATTGAGTCACTCTTTCTGTTGAGTCGATATATGCAATACCGTTTGCCCCTTCAGTAAGTTGTGAATCTATGTTTTTTATTCTCGCTTTAGCATCCTGTACTTGTTTATCAGTACGTATAGCATTCGGCATTTGTAAGATAATATCTAATCTATTAGCAGCATATGCGTTATCTGATGAGTCTAGGATTGCCATCTTTCTAAGTAATCTCTGTAATGTTGAATTCGGTTCGTTAATAATATAGTAGAGAGGACTTTCTATTATAGCAACTGAATGTTTTGGTAACCATATGTCTTTATAGGTACCACCATTCTCGTCATATAAGTGTACTTGGACACTATTATTTGTATATCCTTTAATAGGTCCTACTCTAAGTTGTAATATATCGAACGTTCCTTTGTTAAGGTTCACGTCGGTATCGACAGGTACAACAGCAATTCGTCCTTCATCTAATAGTGAAAATGCGACATCATGCATAAAATCAATAGAAGATTGATCCTTATTGGCTTCAGTATTTAGACAATAGTTTAATCCTGAATTTATTACTTTAATATCATCATTTTTACTATCGATTTTGACATGATTGAATCTTGTCATTGCCACATCGATTGCGATTCTTGTAAATATAGATGCTGAGAATCTTGCTGTTTGTGTTCGATATATTCTCGGTCTAGTATTAGTTGAACCATATACCACATGATCACTAAAAGGAGGCGAGTGGCTTATATTTCCTTTAAAGGCATTCCACGCATGTGTAAGCCTATCTGTAAATTTCATTAATCGAAGGCCTCCCTATGTCTACTGTAGGCAACCCATGCATCCATAAGAGCTGCTACATTATCTATCTTTTCCATACTTCTCTTCTTTGATAACTTCATATTACCATTGGTGTCTTCTATTATAATAGAATTACCCATAGCAAATTTCATAAGTTCCTCATCGAAGAGTAATTGACGTTCACTTGCTAAATTACCAATTTCTCCTAGTGGTACTGACTCGGTTCTGTATCCTTGTCTTACTACTTCCATACCATACTCGCCATAGTTTCTAATCCATAAGTCACAGAACATCTTTGAGTTATAAGGGTCATAACCCATTGTCAACACCGTATACTGATGTTCCATTATGTGTTTATCTAAGTCTTCGAAGACTGCTGGCATGTCTAATACTGGTCCATTCATAACGATAAGTGTACCTTCTTTTATGAATTCGTTATACTTATCTCGCATAGCCTTAGGTAATTTCCTAATCTTTATCTCGGAAACATATGATCGTGTCTTAACACCGAACTCTCCATTTTCTAAAGGAAACAAGAATGTGAATGCACAGAAGTCATCCCCTTGTGAAAGGTCAGCCCCCATTGCGCATATCATGTTATCGAAGTTTTGTGGACCATGAGGTATCGTATCTTCGTAAGTAAAGAAGTATGAAACCCCTTCCATCGGTATACCGAATCTCTTAGCCAAGATATCATTCCTTGCGGTTGGTACTGCTTCCATTCTTCTAACTTCTTTTTCATAAGTGTCGTAAGAAACTGTTGCTCCAAGATTGGGATTTGCTTTCAACCACATCTCTGGATTGGCTACTTCTGATATGTCATCTAGACGATAGTACCAAATCGAAGTATGTGGGTCGAAGTACTCTCCCTTTAATATTGACATTAACTCCATTTTGATTGTATCGCCGACACCGTCTCTTTCATTACCTTCAGACGAGGTTGCAAGTATAACCCAGTCTCCAGTTTTAGCTGCACCTTGTTCCAAAGCACCTATGACGTCTTCTTTAACATGACCTGACAACCATTCATCAACTGAGTTTACTTTAGTACCGAGACCTTGTAATTTATCGACGGACATTGTTCTAATCTCACATAAAGAATTAGTTATGAAGTTCTCTACACCTTTCTTTGTTGATGCTAACTTTTGTTTAGACCAAGTGTTTGAAAGGATGTTACCTTCTGTTAGGTATTTGTATAACGGACCACGTTTAAACGCAATAGCGGTTCTCATAGGACCCATTATCTCTTCTGCTTGTTTCATTGTTGGTGCTGTAATTATCTGATGTGTTGATATCGGATCACAGTTTAAGAAGTAGGATTGGATAGTTGAGGAGTACATAGACTTTGCTCCCCCTCTACCAACCACCAAGTATTGTTTGTTTACTAGTCTCTTTTTAGTGGTAACTATCTCATATCTCTTGAGTTTTGGATTCCACACCTTCTCATCTACAAAGTAAAACCATGATAGTAGATCCTCAGCCCATAGTTTAAATGTTGGTAATAACTCTAAGGCACTACCGTCTGCTTTGGTAAGTTCTTGCTCACAAAACGCGATGTAACCATCGATTGCTTCACTGTCGTAGTAGTAATCTGGGGATTCTATCAAATAGTCTATTCTATTCATTTGCATAGAAATGGGCTCGTTTACTGGTATCTCACCACGTAGGACTTGTTCTCTGAACGCTCCATACTCTCGAGGAACCGCGGTATTTGATAGAACCATTGGTTACTCCTCACTATTGAGATCTAGTTTTCATTTTACCAGCTTTAGTTTTCATTTTAGCAGCTTTAGCTCTTAGAGATTTTGCTTTAGACATATCTACCATAGAATTCATATCTTTAAGATCATGTTTGTTACGTATAATTCTTCCTTTTTTTAACATTTGTATGGCATTCTTAATATTATATTTAGAAGATCTTATAGGGTTTGTATAACTATCAAGTACTGCTCTTCCAAATTCTTTTAAATACCCTTTATTCTCTGATTTTGCTCTTTTTTCTAAATTAGCTGCTTTTTCTAATTTTTTCTTTATTTTTTCCTGTAATCTTTGAGATCTAGTTTTGCGCTTACCCCACTTCATACCTAAAACACCATAATGAAGTAGCGCTTCTTTATAATATTGTCCTTTATAATCCATTATTTAACCTCTTTTCTAATCTTATAATACGCGTCTTTAACTTTTTTAGATGCGATTTCTCTAGCTCCTGGTATAGATAATATACCTGCAGAGGCTGCTCCTACAATGTTTAGAGTAGATTTTAATCGCCTCTTATTCTTTTGTCGATTGTCTGCTAACACATTGAGATTGTTATTGAATCTTCTTTCATCTTGTAGTTTTGAAATTTCTTTAAAATTCTTCTTATTTGCCTTTAAAGACCGTATCTTACTATCGATTTCTCTATTTCTTTTATTTCTAAGTGCTCTATTACGATCTATTGAAAAGTCGGTTATACCTATCTTCTCCATAGTTTTCTTGTCTTTACTTCTAACCCTAGCTAGTTTCTCCATGACCCTTTGTTCTCTGGATTTTCTTTTACCCCATCGCATACCTAATATACCATAGTGTAATATTATTTCATCAGTCCTCATTTAGTCCCTCCTTTCCTTGATAAATGTAATCTCCAGTATAGGCTTCCTTTATTCGCCACTCTATTTCTTTCAATGCGTCACTTATATGTGTTAGTGTAGACGCTGTTGGTGGGTCAAATAATAATCTTACTCTTAAAAGTAGGTACCCCTTTACTAGACTGAAATTATCATTAGGTGCTTGATCCTCTAATTGTTGCCATGTTGTATCTTTGTCTACATTCAACTTTATACCAACACCTAATTGGTTTAGGATTGAGATTGTTGTATCTATATAAATCTTTATCTCTGTATCAAATGCTATATCTTCTTTTGCAACATTTAAGGCTTCTTTTATATCATCAAAAATTTTATCTACCATAGTTTAGTATCTCCCGGTCTTCTTTCTATAGGTGTCTCAACCTCACCATAGTGTATTATGTTGTGTGTCTTTAATGACACTGTTATAAGATTCTCCATATCTAAAAGTTTTGGATGATTGTTTATTATGTCTTCTGGAGTCACTGGGTCGATATGGTGTACTATTACCTTACCCTCTATACTAACCCCTATAACACCTAGGTCGAATCCTAGATCCCTTTTTATAACTTCTCTTCTCACACTTAACCAAGTATACGACTTGTAAAAATTATCAAGATCTGCTCTTGGTGAATTGTAATTATAGTCGTTAAGTATTAAAAGTCTAAGTCTATCCTCATAGGAGTTATGTTTTATTAACTCTGAATAAGTAACCATTACTTAACTTGATAGGACTTCATCGCCTCAATAGCTCTCTCAGCAATTTCTTTATTAGTCTCTGATTGTTTAATAGATTCAGCTTTTGACCTAGCCAATGTAGCTTGGGATTCTTTTAAATCCGCTTCTATCTTCTGGTTCGTAGACCCTAATTTCAAGAAATGTGCTATGACTGCTGCTGATGCAGTACCATCTTTCAGTTGTTGTTCTGCTAAATCCATGGCTAATGAGATTAATTGTTTCTCTTTAGCTTCTGGAGAAATGGCAGGTCTACTTGAATTCTTCTTTGTCATACTTTTATCTCCCCTTTTAAATAGTTTATATACTTATCGCCTGACATTAGTGGTAGTTTAACTCTAGTATTTTCAAGGAGAACTATCGAAAGACAATCTTGAAAGGAATGATATTTGTTGAGAAGGCCTAATGTCAGGGGATAAGTATATAAAGTCTCTCCCAAAAAATCC